CGGGCGATGCAAGAGGTTCTTATGACAGACTACCTCAAGTTCAAGATAAATTAGCCGATGGTACTGTTTATTACGAGCGACCACGAGATGATTCAATTCCGCCCGATCACGTATGGAGTAGAGAAGAATCTTCTTGGAATTTTGATACTGAATCTTGGGATTTAGTCTTACATAAAACTTTCACATCCTGGGATCTTATAAGAGAAGGAAGAAATAATACGCTAATCGAAACAGATGTTAAGGAATTATTACCTGAAGGAGCTGAAAAAGATAGATGGACGGCTTATCGGCAAGAATTGAGGGATATACCTCAAACATATGAGGGTAAAGAACCTCATACCGTACCAGCTCCGCTGTCTCCTGAGGACGAAGATAACCGTGCCATACAAGAAGCAAATCCTGATTGGCAACCGATAATAAACGAACCATAGGAGATTAATAATGGATATTTTAACACTCGGAAAAATGAATGCCATGGCTAAGAATACTGACTTGGCATTAGAGTTAATGGCAAATCATATATATGAGGCTCAATCAGATATATGTGCATATCAAGAGGGGCAAGTAGATGAATTAAATGCTGTAGTTGCTCAAGGATTAGTAGACTTGAATGATTTTCTCGGGACAAATACTTCAACTGACCAAAAACATTTTTTCATTTACAACACATCCCATTGGGGAGCGTATAATGGTGGATGTTGCTTACAATGGACTGTTCCTACAGGATCATCAATCATTACTTTCGAGATTCTTTCTGGTGGAGGTCCGGGTGGATCAGCTGGATACGATTATGATATTGGACACGGTGGTTCTGGTGGTAATTATAATGAAAAAACTATCTGTCGAGAAGGAGGACACTTTAATTCGATTGCAGGAAGTGAGTCAGTTTATACATTATGTTCGGGTGGAACATCAGGATGTTCTTGTTGCACAACTTGTAATAGAGCCTGTAGACACGGCTGTACATCTTATGTAAACGGACCTGGACTCTCTAATTTCTGTGCAATTGGTGGACACGGTGGTTCTACTTCTTGGGATACTCAATCTTCTTGTTATAATTGTCATATCGGTGGAAACCAGTGCGATAGAGGCGTATTCAACGGACAATGGTCATCGCATTATTGTAACGAAACAGCCCAAGGCGGAGATATGTGTTTCAGAGGTATAAACGCTGGAATGCACAAAGGGTACAGTTGTTGTAATGAAATTTCAAATGGTACAGGAAGTCCTTCGGGACCATTCACAGCACCTTATAGCGGACACGCAAATCACTATTGTGCAGGCGATTACGCTTGTTGTGCAGGACACTCAGCCTTCCCTGGTGGAGGTGGAGTAGGTGATGGAAACGCAAGCAATACACCTTGTACAGGTGGTTTCGGTGCTGGCGGACTTGTTAAAGTGACTTATCAATAGAATTTAGGAGATATTAGAAAATGGCTAAAGTACAAAGAACCGTAACCTTCGACTTACCTGATGAGTTCGAGCAGGAAGTGCCGACTACATCGAGAGGCAATACATCTACGATGGAGTATGATGGTCCAGAACAATTAATTCTTTGGGTTGATAAAGAGTCGCAAGATATCGAACAAACTTGGGACAAAGACGACTATACAGAACAACCTGTTCCAATAAATTGCGAAGTTAAAACAATTGATGCAGATTCAGACGAAAATTGTATCAAGATTGGAATTCTTTTCGGTGGATTTTCACAACGAAAACTCTATGAAATTAGAGTAGGTCCTGCAGAGGACAAGAATAGGGTTATAAATTATCCGTCTGATCCTCGATCTATCTTCTCTGAAAATGACATTATCGATGATTATACTAAACCTCTAGTGTTTAGAACTGATTTTCGCCGATATTCTGATGATTTCATTCGTCAAGAACGCAATTCATTATTGAAGCAATCGGATTCTCGTATTGCAGAAGATATGCCCGCAGATGTTAAAGCAAAGTGGGAAACACATAGACAGAAACTACGAGACATTCCTGCAGACTGGGCCGCTGTTCCAAATCATTTGATTCAATTCCCCACAGATCCAGATGGAGAATACGATGATCCATATGTACGAAACGAAGACCCAGAACACGAAGTAACTTTGGTTGCCGATCGTACTGCCGCTGATGCTGATGCAATCGGACAATTGGGTCCTATCAATGGAATTGACGAATAAAAACAT